GTGAATACCGTGCCAAGCCAGTCAACCCCGTTGGCGACGTTGTAGATATCCTCAGTAGTTCGCATCAGCGTCTTGTGCTTAATGTCTTGCTCGCACGCTGCTGCGCCAGTGAGTATTGTCAGATTTCTTCCGTCTGGGAGAAACAGGTCATTGTTCTCGTTTGCCTGGAGGGTTGAAGTTGCCATCAGCTCTCCTTCACGAGCTGGTTGTATGCTTCCAACTCAGCATTTGTCAGATAAAAAAGTCGGCAAGATGTGCCGAATTCCGTCCAGTCTGGATCAGAATCAAAAACAAAGTTCCCGAACCTTGGCAAATAAAGATGCCGATATGGGAGAATTGGAATCCCGCTGAAGCAACGAACAGAGTCAATCAACTTGACGCCGTCCCTGGAGACATCCGCATGCATCATAGATACACACTGGAAAAGTCTAATCTGCCAGTAAGCTCCATCAACGTTGAACGAGATGGATTGATTTGCTAGAGTTGCCAGCGGGACTTGGAACATATTATTGACCGGCCTTCGTGACAGTCTCGAAACGGAAGCGGTATTGGCGGGTTTTGATCCGCCCTGCCTGGGTAACTACCGGAACCAGGCTGCCACTGACGATGGTGCCTTTCGAGCAAGTAACCGTCATGCCGGACGGGTAGTTGAAGACAATGCCGATGGTCTCCTGGGTGGATGTTTTGCCTTTGCTGACGCGGTTTGCCTCCAGCAAGGCATCCAGGTTGACATCGTCATCGCTGGTCGGGATGACGTTCACCACCACTTCCACGCCTTCTGCTTTTTGCCAAACAACCAGGTCGCCGTTGAGGCCCATACCGGTATCGGCAATTTGCAGGTCTGGGCTCTCCATTGGATCGCTGTCATCTGCGAAAGCGGTCACCGGAAATCCGGCGGGGAATGTTGTGGTGGCAGTCACCTGTGCTACAAGGCCAAAGCCTGAAACGTTGATCATGTTGCCTCTCCTGTGTAAGGCGAATTATAACGCGGCTGGAGCAGGAAGCCAACGGGAAACCTGCTCCATGCAGCTTAGATCAGAATGTCACTGCCGTTGACCTTGCGGATGGCATCACCCTTCGCATACAGCAGTACATAATTTGCGTACCACTCAGTGAGGCCACTGTTGGTGTTGACTTCGCTGCGGAACTCAACGTTGATCCAGTAGCCTGCGTTCTGGATCTGGCGCCAAGCGTTGATGTCGCCGCTGACAGCGGTGATGTACTGTCGCTGCTGGACCGTCAAGGTTTTGCCAACCGAGATCACGCCGTTGAGAAGTGCCAGATCGATGGAGTTTTGCAACACACCAAGGATCATGCCTTTGCCGATTGGGTTGGCAGGAATGGCCGGCATCGCACGCAGGAGCGCCAGGATGTTGGCGGCACAGGACGACTTCAACCACATTTCGTTGGCGTAGACGTTCATGTCAACGGCAGCAGTAACGCCACCACAAAGCACGCCGCGCTGGTAGAATGCCAGCTGTTGGCCGTTTGCCTGGGTCTTACCGATATAGTTGCCACGGTAAGCATCAGCGGTGTTGGCGGTCGGGTCATCGCTGATGGTGGCATTGCGCGCGTCGAATTCATAGAACATATAGTTCTGGTTCGCCGAAGGGCGATTGAAGTCGGTGGCAGCCAGGATTTCGCAAGGCGACTGCTCAATGTAGTCGTTTGGCATGGTCGTGGAGAGAACGTTCAGTGCGCAGCCCGAATAGCCCTTGACCAGGCCGAACAACACACCAAGATTGCTCAGCGGCGTCGGCACGCTGTACATGAACATGTTGTTCTGCGCGTGGTTCCAGGCTGCGACATCAGCAATGTCGTCATTTTCGAGTTGGCCGGTGCTGGCCGCGAACAGGAACGAGCCGAAGTTGGTGCTGATGCCAGCCGACTTTGCGATGGCTTGTTCAGGCGCGTCAGCCGATTGGCCGGACACCAGAACTGTGCCGGCAGTTGCCCAGCCGATTTTTTGCGAAAGGTCGGTGGACAGGCCAGTTGGGGTGCAGGTCAGGACGCCCGAGCCTGGGTTTGTGCCAGTAAGCACGAACTGGTTGGTGTTGGTGTTGTAAGTCACCGTCGCGCTGGCCAGCTGGGCGTTTGCACTTGCGCGGATGGCCGTTTGCAGCGCAGCGGCAACATCGGTCAGCGTGGTGGCGGTGGCCAGGTTGATGTTGTTGATTTGGACGGCAACATCACCGTTGTTCAAGGTGAGGCTGCCATCAGATACGCTCAGCCCGGTGAGCGATTTCGGCAAGCTGTCGCCAACGATCATCGGCGGGATGTCGATGTCAACCCAGCGAGCGAAGCTGATGCTGCCTGGAGATGTCACCAGCTTGCTGATGAATCCGAAATACGCAACGGCACGCTTGTACTCTTCGGAATTGATGCCGAAGTACACGCCGACAGTATCGGCATCGGCGAACTCTGCAACGATGCCTGGCGGGATCGAAGCGCTGTTGGTGATGATTCGCAAGATGTACTTGCGATCCACGGCAGTTGCACCAGCGCCAACGCCGGTGACAATGTCGATATATCGAGTTTGGCTGATCACTTGTGTGACTCCTGTTAAGTAACTTTGCTGGTGACCGATTGGAGCATGTGAGAGTCTCTAATCAGTGGCTTGTTGAAACCTTTCGCCGCGACAGTAGACTTTGCATTTGGCGCCCAATTGCCGTTGACTATGCTCTTTGCAATGCAGCCTTCCAAGGCCAATCCTATTTGACCCAACGCTTTGTCGGGCGTTATTTTGCCGGAAATTAGGTCACGCGCAATTTTGGACTGAATCTGCAGTCGCATTTGGCTGAACATGCTCCACGCGAACCGCATAAACGGTCTGGCAGGAATCACGATCTGATGCGCTTTTGTGACTTCGTGCTCGCCACTGAAGTCGTCTCTGACGAAGCGCGTGCCAACAAAACGACCACCAACCACAGCATCCCTAATATACTTTGTTCCGCCTGGGTGGTCTATAACGCCGCCGTATTCCTGCAAGCGGGCGTTGGCTGCAACCGACCTTCCTTCGCCACCTCCTGGCCCGGTCGGATATCGGTCGGACTCAAACCAACCAGCCTCAACGGACTTTCCCTTTAACGCAGAAAGCGCGTTTATGTGTGCCTTGATGAGTTTTGAATCAGCACTTAATGCCATACAGCCTCCAATCAGATCGGCTGTCCATTTCCGTCAAATCCGTTTATGTTGGATATTGGAATCTCAACCCCTTCAACTTCCGTCACATATGGCACGACAAACTCTATGGACTTGATGTATGTGAACACCATATCAAAGCTTGGGTGTTGCTGAATCAGATCCTTGTCGTTTGTCATGGGCGGGTTGACCACATCACTTATTCGCAAGATACCTATTCCGCGTGACCCAAGATCCCACAGGATGTTTCTGCTGCCAAGGTACATCTTCAACTTGTTTACGACATCAAGCGCGGTTGGAACAGAAAGGTCGTTGACGTTCTGTTGAACAAGCGCGCTGATTTGAAAGTGTGACTGGTATACTTGTGTCTCAAGCTCTTTGAACTCCCCCTGGCCTTCATCAAAGTAGTTCTTTGTGATGGAGGTTCCATAGGGGATATCAAACAACTTTTCAAAAAACACCGCAGTTCCGCTGCTGGGTATGCCTTGTTGGTTGGGATCGTTCTTTTGAATAACTATGAACGACCAACCGAACATGACAATGGCGGCATCCAGTTTGGTGGCAAGCTCTGCGATTAGTTGGTTATCGTCCATATTTCACCCGGTATCAGGAAAGTACAACCCAGCCAGTGAGCGAGGTTCCTGTGTTCTTTCTCCAGTTCGTTGCACCAGAGGCCCCATCAAGCTGAATGTATATGCTTCCTGGGCTTGACTCCACGACACCTTCTGGCGAGCCGTTGCCTGCGGTTATGAACACGCCAGGGGCAAGCATTATACGCTTGAAATATCCATCTTTCATATACCTTGAATTTTGACCAAGATCCTGCTCGCCATTGGTCATCGGTCGCAGGCCGCGTGTCGTTGGGTTGATCTCAAAGTCGTCAACGTTGTTCGTTCCAAGAGCCAGATACGCCCCTGGAACGCCAGCGCGAATTGAAAGACGCAGCGAGTTCACATATATGTTGCCAATCTCCGTCCACA